GCCTGGAGGCATGGGAGGCAGTACAGCGCCGGCTTAGTCTTCATCAGGGGCGCGTGCTGGGCACGACCACGCCCTACAACCTGGGCTGGCTTAAGACCGAAATATATGATCGCTGGCGGGAAGGTGATCCGGATTACCGGGTGATCCAGTTTGCCAGCATCTACAACCCGGCATTCCCGCGCCAGGAATACGAGCGAGCGAAACGCACTCTGCCGGCGTGGAAGTTCAACATGTTCTACAACGGCGAGTTTACCCGCCCGGCAGGGATGATCTTCAGCGACTTCGACGAGACCACCCAGGTGATCGATGATCCGATTCTTGATCCATCGACGCCGCGCTATGTTGGCATTGACTTCGGGGCAGTCCACACGGCTATGGAATGGATCGCCCACGATCTTGAGAGAGATGTCTATACCGTCTATCGAGAATCGCTGGCCGGCGACCGGACCACGCAGCAGCACGTCCAGATCGCCAAGGAGCAGGCCAGGGGCGAGAATGTGCTGGTCTGGGCCGGGGGCAGCAAGAGCGAGGTGCAGCAGCGCCTGGACTGGAACGCAGCCGGGATCTATGTCAGCGAGCCGCCCATATCCGATGTTGAAGCGGGCATCGATCGAGTGATCGAACTCATGAAAACAAAACGCCTTTTTGTGGCTCGCAGCTGCCGCGGATTGCTGGATGAGATCGGCACCTACAGCCGTGAGACAGACGAGCGCGGGCAGCCTACCGAAAAAATCAAAGACAAGGCAACATTCCATCGCCTTGACGCTTTGCGGTATGCAGTGTTGGCACTGAGCAGGAGCCCGCTGGGAGGTATCCACGTATGAACTGGTGGGATAGATTAGTGCGCAGAATGCATACCAAGACGGTGGTCACCTCCACCTGGCTGAACGACAACCCGCTCTATTCGGAGACCAGCTTCGAGAGCCTGGTAAAGCATGGCTGGAGAAAAAACGAGCTGATTTTCGCCTGCATCAGCAAGACGGCCAACACGTCGGCACAGGTCGAACTCAAGGTGTATCGTGATCGAGACGGGGAAGAGCTGCCTGAGCACCCGCTCAAAAAGTTAATCCAGCGGCCCAATTCGTTTATGAGCGAGTTCGATTTTTGGGCAGCGGTCATTATCTACCTGAAACTGGCCGGCGTCGCCTATTTCGAGAAAGAGCGCAGCCGAGGCGGGCAGGTTGTAAACCTGTGGCCGCTGCGCCCGGATTGGGTGAGGATCATACCCAGCAAGCAAACCATGATTGGCGCCTACGAGTACGGCGACGGGATCACCAAGGTAACGATAGCGCCTGAGGATATGCTCAGGTTCCAGCTGTTCGACCCGATGAGCCTGTTTAGCATCTGGCCGCCTGCAGCCGTGGCCGCCAGGGTCGGCGACGTGGACAACGCGACAACCGACTTCCTGAAGCTCTTCTTTCAGAAAGGCGGCACGCCGGTCGGGCTGCTCAAGACCGTGCAGCGCCTGGAAGATGCGCAGGTCGCACAGATCCGGGCGCGCTGGAAAGAGCGCTATGGCGGGTATGACAACTGGGCTGATCCGGCGGTGCTGGATTCGGATGCCAGCTACCAGCAGATCGGTATGTCTTTCAAGGACATGGGCTTCGAGACCCTGGATGCACGCAACGAGGCGCGCATCTGCATGGTGATGGACGTGCCGCCCATCCTGGTGGGCGCTAAGATCGGCCTGGATCGATCGACCTTCAGCAACTACGCCGAGGCACGGGTAGCTTGGTGGGAAGACAGCCTGGTTCCGCAGTACATGAACCTGGAAGATGCTATCGTCAATCAGTTATTGCCCGAGTACGAGGAAGGTCTCAGTGTTGAGTGGGATTACTCCAGGGTAAGCGCGCTCCAGGAAGACCGCAACAGCCGCTGGTCACGAGCCACAGCAGCCTGGAATGCCGGGGCGATCACGCAGAACGAGTTCCGGGCGGAGGTCGGCTTGCCTGATCGGCCTGACGGCGAGGTGTTTAAGCAGTCGCAGTCCTTGCTCCCGGCGCCGCAGGAAGACGAAGAGCCAGAAGAAGAGCCGGAGGACGAGGAGGAGAAGCGGCAGGTAAAGGCGGCCAATCCTCCTGATGATGACGAACGGCGTAAGCATGAGGCAATTATCACGCGGGCTATGTCCCGCTATTTTGAAGGCGAGATGAAACGGATCAAGCGAGAGCTTAATGGCTAATCTTGCGGATGACTTCTGGGAAGAAGAGAACCGGCGGCTGCGCAAGGTCCTGACGCCGCTGATCCGTGCCGCGGCGCTGTCGGGCGCCGAATGGGCGCTCGATAACCTGGGCGAGCTGGCGGTTGAGGTCGATTGGCGCCTGATCAATAAAGCAGTGTATGCCTGGGCGAAGAAATACGGCGCTGAACTGGTCGATGGCATCACGAACACCAGCCGGCAGTTTGTCTCGGAGCAGCTCGTTACCTGGATCGAAAGCGGGCAGCCGCTTGACAATCTGATTGATGCGCTGACGCCGATGTTCGGCGAGGTGCGCGCCAGCATGATCGGCGTGACCGAGGTCACCCGGTCGTTTGCGGAGGGCAATATCGCAACCTGGCGGGAGAGCAGCTGGGTGACTGGCAAGCAGTGGATGACAGGCCGGGACGAGCTGGTGTGCGAGATTTGCGAGCCGCTAGACGGCCAGATCGTCGAGCTGAATTCGGATGGCTTTACAACAGAGATTGACGATGAGGCAATTGGGCTGTTTGCCCCGCCTGCGCATGTCAACTGTCGCTGCTATTTGCAGCCGTTTGTGACGGTGGAATGATGGAAATTATCATCACTGGACTGGACGATCTAATAAACGATTTCGAGCGGATCCACAAGGACCTGAAGAAAACGCTGGAGATCGCGACCCATAAGGCGATGGATTACGTGCACTCGACCGTGCCGCCTTACCCGGCTCCGCGGCCCAACCAGACCTACCAGCGTACCGAAACCTTGGGCCGGTCCATTACTACTGAGGTGCGCAATCTTGGATCGGACATTATCGGAGCGATCGGCACGAATACGGTCTACGCGCCGTGGGTGATCAGTGACGAGGCTGTGCCTGGGTTGGGTGGTCCGCAAGCCTGGATGCACAAGGGGCGCTGGTGGACGTTGCAGGGCGTGGTACGCAAGGCAAGCGATCAAATCATAGCGATTTACACCATAGCTATCAAGAAGCTGGTGGAGGGTTAAGACATGGAATACAAGGTATTGGTAGCACAGCCAAAGGTCATCGAAGGGCGCACAGTAACCGGCCTGGCTGCTATAACCGGCAATATCGACTCGGGCTGGGACCGCCTTATCAAGGGCGCGTTCAAAAAGACCGTGAAAGAAACTGGTAAGCGGGTGCGTCACCTGTGGATGCATGACCCATGGCAGCCGCCTACCGCGGTGATCAAGGAATTATCCGAGGTCGGGCGGGATGAGCTGCCCGATATTGTGCTGGCAGCCTATCCGGAAGCGACCGGTGGCCTGCAGGTGACACGCGAGTACCTGGACACGCCACGCGGAGACGAGATCCTCGAGGGGATTAAGGCCGGGGCGATTGGAGAAATGTCATTCGGCTATGACCCGGTGAAGTATGACTTCGAGGAGATCAAAGACGGTAAGGACATGGGCATGATGGTGCGCAACCTGCGCGAGGTGCGCCTGTGGGATACATCAGACGTGACCTGGGGGATGAATGCTGCGACTGTGGCGGCGAAGCGGGCGCTGGCTCCGCTCCTGCCGGCCTACCAGGAGCGCATGCCTGCAGAGCAGTACAGCCTGCTCGATCAATTAGTAACGACGGTTCAGGATGCGCTGGATGTTGAGGCGCTCAAGACTGGCCGGGTGTTATCCGCTCGCAATCTGGAGCGGCTAAAGACTGCGCTCGATACGCTGACTGAGATTTTGCTTACAGCCGAGCCGCAAGAGGACGAGGACGAGAAAGCCCGCCTTATTGCACTCACTGAGCAGTTAAAGCGGCGGACCATGGCGCTGCAATTTGACAATTACCTGATTGGAGGTTAACGATGGACAAGAAACAACTTCGGTTAGCACTAACCGAAAAGAATTCCCAGGTGAAAGCGCTGGCTGCGAAGGCGGAACTGACGCCTGAGGAACTGACAACCTGGGACAACCTGCTGGTCGAGATGGAAGGCATCAAGGCGAATATCGAGCGCATCGAGCGCTCTGAAAGCCAGGAAGCTTTCCTGAGCGAACCAGCTGGCACTAAGGCTGCCCATATTGGCGCAGCTCCCAATGTCGAAGTGACGATGGATGAAGGCGACAGGCCATTTCAAAGCCTGGGCGAGCAGATGTTGGCCGTAAAGGACTATGCTGTTCGCGGTCGCCTGGATCCTCGCCTGGCAAAGCTCGATGTGAAAGCGTCGGGGATGTCTGAAGCGGTTGGCGCAGACGGCGGTTTTTTGCTGCAGCCGAGCTTCAATGCCAACCTGGTCAAGCCGATCCACGAAGAAGGCCCATTCACCCGGCGTGCTAACTGGGTGCCAACCTCTGGTGGAGTGTACGG